TCGGTGTTCGACAGCTTGCCGATCAACGCATCCTCGATGTCCAGCGTGGTGCGACAGCGCTCGAGTTTGAGGACCTTCGCCAGCCGGCGAGCGAGCCCCGAGGGGGTGCGGGCCGACTGACGAACGCGAATGTAGATCGAGCCGGGCAGCATCGTCGCCGCCGCCTTCATTGTCAGCGTCTTGCCGACGCCGGCCGGGCCGTAGACCAGCCCCATCGACCGCAGCTCGACGACGTTCTGGATCAGCGTGATGATGCGCTTGGCGACCTGCGTCTCGACGAAGCCGGACGGCCGCGGGGCTTCCTGGCCACGCTCGAACTGCTCCATCCAGTTATTGATCCCGCGGATCACGCGGTCGACGTCGCCGGAGTACTTCTTATCGACATCGTCCTGGGATTGGATCCGCAGCACGTTGGACAGCACCGAGGTGCTGTAGCCTTTGCCGAGCCGGCGGGCCATTTCCTCCAGGCTCATGCCGTGCTTCTCGCGGAACAGCCGCGCATCTTCACAGACCTGGGCGATGGTCTTCGTATTGAGCTTGCCCTTGGGTAGCTTCCGTGCCACGCGTAGCCTCCTGGCGTCCTGTGCCAACTGGTTCAGGATGTCGCGTTCGTTGCTCATAGGGTGTCCAGGATGTGCGGGTCATCGTCATCGTCCGTGTCGATGTGATCGTCGCGCAGGTCCAGGACTTCCATGTCCATATCGTCCTCGTCGTCGTCGGCGACCGTCGCCGCGTCCGCGAGGCTCAGAGGTTCGTCGTCATCGAAATCACCGCCGCCGTTGCCGCCGAGCTTTGCCAGGCTGCCGATGCCGGCGAGGTCGTCATCGTCGTCGTGATCATCCTCGTAATGTTCGGCGCCGGCGGCTTTGCGCTGGCGGTGTTTTTCAAGGGCTTTCGATTGACCATCGACGGGCGTCCGAACGATCTTCAAACGCGTCGGGTGCGCCGTCGGCTCGGTGGGCTTTGGTGTATTGGCGACCTCGTCGGCGAGCAGCTCCTGATCGGAGAGGTACTCTGCCTGGCGATCCTTGCGCACCTGCTTGAGACGGCGGCGGTGTGCGCTCTTGCGCCGGGCGACGGCCGCGACGTGGTCACGGTTGAGCGGATCCGCGTGACGCCCGCCACGCTGGTTCATGTCGACCTCCGCCACGAATCGCCATTGCGAATCGAACACACGCACCTGCCGCATGTCCTCGGGGTCGTATCCGACGTGGACTTCTTCCCTGGTGCCTTTGAATCGGCGCAACGGATCGGAGAACTGGCCGTATTTGAGGCGTGCCCCGGCGACGGAGAGTGTGATGCCGTTGCGGCCGACGCGGATCGGTTTGTGATACTGCATCAGCAGCAAGTCGAGCGAGCCGGCATCGGCCATGACCCGCTCGACGTCGCACCAGCGGGCCATGGCATCGGCCGGGGCCAGACGCGTGCCGTCCGAGTCGACCAGGTCGTCGATCGTATGATCCACATCGTGGTTGTAGCCGACGACAAAATCGGCGAAGCGATCGCGAACGTGGTGGAACTGCGGCACCTTGTCCGCCTGCTTGACCAGGTCCTTCAACTGTTCGGGCTTGGTGACCGTGTCCTTGCCGGTGTAGGTGTGGAAGGTCTTGTCGAAACGGTCGCCGACCGTGGCGAACCAGCGTTCCATGCGGGCCTTGCCCTGCGGGTTGTAGGCGACCGAGAAGTGAGCCTCGATGTTCAGCCGGCCGAACAGGCCCGCGTGGGCGTCTTCGTCGAGCTCGATCGTGCCCTGCTGCCGGCGCTGCTGCTTGGTCTGGCCGTGGAAGGTGTAACTGTCGTAGTCTTTGCCGTTGTCGATCCAGACCACACCCGGCCCGCCCCGGTTCGACGGGTCGAGGATGCCGCTGCGCAGCGCCGCAAGAATCGTCGAGCTGTTCGGCGATTCACACATCGTCCAGCCGACGATCTTCCGCGTGCGCCAGTCCTGCCAGGTGGTGATGAACGGCCGAAAGATGCGATCGCCGATGCGGCACAGCAGGTCGAGCGGCCGGTGGTCGCCGACCCAGCACTCACCGGCGGCGAATCGTTCGGTGTCCTGCTCGATGTACGGCGCGAACTGGCTGCGCCAGCGTTTGGGATCGCGGTGCTTGACCTGGACCTCGACATCGATGCGGTCGTCGAGCTGTCGTCGACAACTGTGGTAGCTGCACCACTGCACCTGCTCAACTCGGGCGAACTCTTTGACCCGCTTCCAGCAGGTCTTGATCGATGGCTGGCGCTCGTCCAGGTAGACCTGCTTGAAGTGGTTCCATGCGGCCGGATCGCCCTGGCTCTTTTGGTCGCCGCCGCGGAAGTCGATCAGCTTCACAATGTCCGAGGGCGTCTGGTAAAGCTGATACCAGCGGAGCAGCGATCGCTGGGAAATGCGGATATTCTCGAATCGATTCTGCAGGTCCTGGACAAAGCCCGGCAACCAGTCAGCCTGCCGGCCGTGCTGCGTGCTGCGGGCGTGGCGGAACAACTCGACGCAACGCGCACGCATCAGGGCGCCGTCGCGCTGGCGTTTGGAGTATTGACTGATATCCGTGTCCTGGTACTGCTCGCCGACGCGGTCGGACAGCTTGAGGTCATACCGCCGATCGATGAACCACCGCGGGGTGCCGCCCCCGGGTGGATTGGCGTACACCGCCAGGCCCTGCCGCTGCAGCTTCTCGGCCGCTCGACGTCTCATCTGTCCGGAGCTGATGCCGAGCTTGTCGGCGGCTTCACCGATCGACACCATTCTCGACCAGTCGATCGGAACGGCGGCGGAGGCGTCGAGTTTTCGGGCGGCGTTGCTCATTGTGTCAGATGCAGGTCGGGTTCGCGCTCGTAGTCGCCCTGGCCGAGCTTGAGGTGTGGACAGCCCTCGCAGCGGCTGCAGTCGCAGGTGCACGACTGGATCAGCGTGAAGATCAGGACGGCGGCGAGGCACGCCATAAACGGCGAGAGGATCGTCTGCGTCGTCCACCAGACGGCCAGGTAGACGAGGCCCATCAGGATGGCGCCGCACACGAACGCTCGGATGAATCGACAGAGTTTCATGCGTTCAGCACTCCTGCGTTGATGCGCTTCCAGGTCTCGGCTTCGCCCATGCGCTGGCAGGGCTTGTCGTCTGAAAAACAAACCGCCAGGCCGTGGCCGATCGCGTGGGCCAGCGTGCCCGGATGAGCGGGGTGCCAGTCACGCAACGGCAAGCTGAAAAACCACAGCCGTGTGTGTTTGCTCTCCGCCAGCTCGCGGCGGATGTAATTGCGATGCACCTTGCCGATCCGGCGGGTGTTTACGGTCGTGATCGTGTCGCTCATGACTGGCACACCCCCGCGGCTTCGGGATGGTCGGCGAGGAACTGCTCGATCTTCTGCCGGCCGGTCGTGTCGTACGGGCCGTACAGGACGTGGCCGGTCGTGCGGAAGTCCGACATCGTCAGCCGCCTGCCGGCAGTGAGCTTCAGATCGACCTCGTCGCGGCACCGGGATTCGACCCGCTCGAACCACGTGACGATCTTGCGGCAGTGGTCGCAGAACAGCCGCCGCACCGCCTGGTAGTGATGCGTGGTGTGGTCGATGCCGACGTAGTCGCTGACGATCATGCCGCCGTGAAACGTCTTGTCGCACGTCGGACACGAGACGCGCTCTTCGCTGCCCTGGGCTTTGGCCTCGACGGGCTCGACAACTTCTCGGGGGGCGGTTTTCAACATGAGGCTCTCCGGTTCCAGGCTTTGATGGCTTCGACTTTTCCGCCGGCCGGATTGGCCACCGGCCGTACACTGCACTGCTTGTGCCCGCTGCCGCACGCGACGATGTGATCGCGGCGGCCGACCGCCAGCACCTCCGGCTCTCGACCGCAGAACGGACACGGTTTGATGGTGATCTGATCAGTCACGGGCCACCTCCAGCACGCGGGTGTTGCCGTGGGTGAGGTTGAAGTAATGTGCCTGGGTATGATCGACCCAGCCGCGAATGCCCCACGTCGGCCAGACGCCGATCTGCGGGTCGTCGTGGCCCATGCGGTCGATGCGCCGCCGGCCGATCGGCTTGATCCACGACCGGCGAAGCTCGCGGCCGCAGCGCGTCCGCTTGGAGGCCATGTACGGGATCAGGTCGGCCTGCATCCGCTTGACCTGCCGCGCGATCATTTCCTGATTGCGTGCGAGCTGGTCGAGCATCGCGCGGGTCGCTTTCAAGAGCCGCTCCTGCTCGGCGAGCATTTTGCCCAGGCGGTCGCTCATCACGCCCCCCTCCCCGCCGGCCGGCGAATCTTGCGGCGCTTGCGCTGCTCGATGGCGAAGGTGACAATCCGCTCGACCAGGACGGCGCCCTGGATGATCTCCTCGGTCACGGTGCGAACACCCGCGGCGGCGCGCTCGATGTCCATGTCGACATCCTGCTGGGCCTGCTCGTAAATCTGCTTGATGACCCGGCCCCAGAGCTCCGCCTTGTCGATCGCCGCCGCGAGCGCGTCGTCCGCATCGACCCGGCCGTCGCCGTTGACGTCCAGGTCGACATCTATATAGGAGGACACCACGCCGCTGCCGGCGGTGATCGTCTTGATCAGTTCGAGCTTGAGGTCGGCGTCGACGCCGTCGTAAAGCTGCGCCACCTGCGACCAGCGCGGCTCGCGGTCGGTGTAGTACGGATAGACCGAGTGCGGCGCCATGTGCCAGATCCGCGCCAACTGGGCGGCGGGTAGCTGGCCACCGTCATTCCAACGTCTCAGCAGGTCGCAGATCAAAAGCACGTCTCCCGATTGGCGAACATCCGTGTGCATTTAGTCACCCCGCGATCCGTCGCGGTGCTACCCTGATCTTCATGACGAGCCGACCGCCGACTCATCAACAATGCAAAGCCGACGACGCGGGATGGGTAATCGCGTCGCCGACTGACAGGTGTCTCAGGGCGGGCAACGCGCTCGCCCTGAGCAAAGTGAATCGACTGCCGTCTGAGCAATCGATCCACGCGGAATATCCGACCCCGGCCCGGCTCCGATTCGGACCGAGGTCAGCCACAGCGATTAACTCGCGTGTCGCGATGCCGCTGGATGTCATTGATGTTCGGAGCATCAGAACGTCTCGCTATGTCAGCCCGCCTCTTCCGGGGGCGGGGGGACTCTCAAGGGCCGGCCGGCCGCGATGCTGGCCTGGTCGGGAAGACCGCGGGACCGACCGACCCCTTCCGGGGCTTCCGGGGGGCTGCGTCCGCGGGGCGGGCCACCGCCCCGCGGGTTGTTACAATCGTGACTCCGCTTTCTGGAGGTCACGTGATGACGGACTATCAAGATCCGCTTTTGCATCGGTGGGCTCATTTCGCCGACCAGCGCAAGCGGCTGATTTTTCCACGCAATTTCGAGCGAGCGCTCGCCTGTATCGTGCGGCACGACGTGCCACTTCCTGGATGTCGCGCATCGTTACCTTGGGCTTCGACGCGGCGGGCTCTGCTGAGTCTGCAAGACGACGATCAACTGCGGCGGTTCGTGCTGCAACAGGCGTCGCTCGGCCAGGCAATCGCCGTCGGTGGAGCATTCGATGCCTTGCACAATTTCTTTTTCGAACACCCGATGAACAGCCGGCGTGTGCACGACGTGATCCAACAGCTCGAAGACAACCCTTCGGCGCTGAACGCCGCAAGGATCGGACTCGACCTGTTCGAAGCCTCTGCGTCATAATGCACTCCCTGGTTCGTTTCATCCGTCCGCCTCCGACCCCTTCCGGGGGTCTGCGTCCGCGGGGCGGTGATCGCACGCCCCGCGGGTCTTGTTAAAATCGCAGGACGCCTCTCACCCAAGAAAGGAGCCTGCGTAATGAGCGAACAAGATGCTCGAAAAGTCGAACGTGTGCTGGACCTGTTTGTGCCGCCGGCGGTTCGCACGCTGATCCGGCATCGCTATCAGATGCTTGATCAGCTCGGCAAAGACCCCGGCGCAGAGCTGATGCCACAGCTCGTGAGTCGCTCGATTCAACAGGCCGCTGCGCCCACGCCGCATGATGTGTGGGCGGCGCTGGCGGGAAGTGAAGATCCGCGTCCGCTGGTGACGTGCTACGCGGCCATGCGAGCTTACGCCGACGCCCTGCGGCAGGGCCATCGTGCAGAACCGCCTCCGAATGATCCGGTCCAGACGATCCTGGCTGCGCTGCGTCACGTCGACCCGGAGACTTGAAGTCCAAGTCTTCGTAGTCGCGCCCGGTGTCTTGCCATACTGGAGATTGATTCATGACACACTCCTTGGTTCGTTTCATCCGTCCGCCTCCGTAAGGCCCGACGCTCGGTCGCCCTCGCGTCGGGTGAAACCCTGCCGGGGAGCTCTTTCATCACCGGCAGGGCACAGCCGAAGCTGCTCATGATCCGGGCAGCTTGATCACGGCAACCTTGCCGTTTTTGGTCCGGCGAACTGAAAGACTCACACCCTGCCTTTTAGCGTGGGGTTTCAGGGCGCCCGCTACACGGCTCGCCAGCGTCTGCGCAGCCGCGTTGACGTACTTGTGCAAACCGTTCCTCGATACCTTGGAGGTACCATGCTCAGCCTTGGCCTTAGCCAACCAATCTTCGGGAATATCGAGCATGATCGCTTCGCCGATGCCGACCTCGTCGAAAGCATCGCGTACCCAAGAAAAACGCCCGGTCCTGAAGCAAGGAGGAGTATCGAGCACATCCAAGTCGTCGGCCTTCACGACTTCGTACTGAGGATTCGAACTGTTCATGAGCAGATCCTTCTGTTGAGCGGCATCTATATAGATGCCTGTCCTGAAAATGCCCGGACCCTCCGGGCTCAAAAGGCCGCCGGGCGTTTCACCGTCCGGCGGCTCTGCTTCGCCGCGTCATGCGGCGTTGGGTTCGTTGTTGCCGTGCGCGAAGTCGCGAGCGCGTGGCCCCCACTTATTCACGGGCTTACCTCGATCATCACCGACCGCCGCCCGAAGGATCGCGCGGGCCATCGCAGACTTCCTCACCGGAATGCGTTGGCGTTTGCCTAGTTCTTCCAGGCGGCGCTCAAGGTCGGAGTCAGTGATGTTGATTGACATAGCAGTACCTATAAAACATAGATCGTCGCTCGTCAATGCCATTCTGTAACTATTTTGTAGCAACACCTACGATTGACACCGGTAAGGTGTTTGGCAGAATCTATTTATGGCACAAAAAAATCTTGGTATTGATGAGGTTGTAGCCGTTGCTTTTGAGGAATTCTGTAAGCGACGGGGCATGGCACAAGGGCGAACGGTGTCTGCAGCCATGCTCCACTTCTTGGAGTTGGACAATGACGCAAAAGAAGCGGTGCTCCTGCGGTTTTATGAATGGCAGGAGAGCGATAAAGCTATCCAATCTGGCTCATCAGCTTCTCATTCAGCACGTAAACGACGAGCGTGATGTGATAGCAAGGATCGGTTTTGAAAGCAGATATGATGGTTGAACGAAGAGACCCGATCACATTGCGGCCAGAAGATGTAATCCCGCATCTTCTTACCGAGTACGGCCGTTGGCACCCAGAGGTCTTTTCTAGTTGCTCCAACAGCTTGACAAAGTTAGAGCCGACCAATCCGGACCGACACATCATACTTGCAATGGCCTCCGCTCAAGCATGCCTAAATGATGCGTCAAAACTCGACTATGTACGAGAGACATGGCAGGTCACGGAGGAGAGAATTGCGCCCGGGCAACCGTCTCAACATTATGAAAGGGTACGCAGCTATTTGTGGTCAAAGTTCAGCCGAACGACGGACTCAATCGCAGGTGGGATCGTCGGGGCCGCTGAGATAGCATGCTCAAGGTTGAAAAATGTAGGCCCAAAATCCAGAAGATGGGAAAAGGCGTGGTTCAAAATCGTAGATGATGCAGGGCTCGGTGGGCACGAGCGACCGATGCCAGAAGAATTTAGGAACATCGTCGAACGTTGGGCTGAAACTGCTTTGGCATACAAGATCTACTACAAAAGCCCAGATATGTTTGAAAACTGGTGCAGTAATCGTTGCCCTGGGCTGGAGCCCCCTGAATAAAAACTGATGTTGACACCGGGGCCGTGCCGAGGTAAATAATCGATACGCGTGGGCGTTTGGGTTCGTTTACACGCGGCCGGCTCGACCGGTTCAAGGCTCTGCTTGCTCACAATTTGATCAACCCCCCAAGGCCGCCGGGAGTTTCACCGCCAAGGTGAAACCCCCGGTGGCCTTTTGCATTGGCACAGGCCGCCGTGACATCAGGAGTCGCCACGGATGGCCCGCCCGATCAAGACACACATCACAGGACCGTGCCAGGAAGACGTGCGCATTGCCGCGATCGGCAAGCCCGGTCCCGGCGGGGCGCATCATCGGTACACCATTTCGATTGATAAACGCGACGGCAGGACCGACCTGTATGGGCTGTTATTCCAGTCCGGCCCGCTCGCGGCCGGCGCCAACGGGATCACCAACGAAGCCCTGCTCGCAATTCTGATCGACCGGCTGCAGAGTTTTAGTGCCGGGCCGAACCCCTGTTGCGAAAACGAGGCCGCGCTGGAGCACCTGCGCAGCGCCCTGGCGATCCTGCACGCACGCACCCGCCGACTCAGCCGGGAGGCCGACGCATGCGTATGACCGAACACCAGGTCGAAACCCGCCTGCATGAGATCGTCGCGCAGTACGGCCCCGATGGCCGGCTCGACGCGATCACCGATGCGCATCGGTTCCATGACGACCTCGGCTTCGACAGCCTCGACAGCGCCGAGTTCGTCATGGACATCGAGGATGCGTTCGACCTGGTGATTCCCGACCACGACGCCTGCCGCCTGCCCGCCGTCGGCGACCTGCGCCACTACATCTGCAAACGCCTGAGACGTGACGGGAGGCTCGCATGAAGCGCGACACCATCGACCGCATCATGCTCGTCGACCTGATCGTCACGCCGATCCTGATGGCGATCCTCGCGATCTGCGCCGCCGGGTGTGAGTCACGCGCTGAGATCCCACACCATGCCCGCAATGCATTTCTTGGCCTCAGCCTGGTTCCGGGGTCGCCGGCCGAGGCGGTCGTGCACCAGCAGGCCGACGAGCAGGCGTTGGCGCATTTCGGCCGTCATCTCGTGTGGGCTGCTGAGGCAGTGAGAGATGTGCGGCTGGGTCGATCCGATGGCCACGGCCATCGACTCCTGCGTGGCATCGACGCGATGCATCGCGCGACGGATCATCCGAGCGTAGTTTGTTGGGCTGATCGCCATCAGGGCCTCCCCCCGCGATGGCGCGGCCGTGACGGCACACCGCGATCCCGGACGCGAATGAGCTGCGGCAGGTCGCCCTCATGGCGATCAGCATTTGACACCGTGAGTTCCAGTCGGACCTTGCGGCGGCTCGGACCGACGTGCACGCGCCCGGTCCGCCAGATCGTGGCGCCGCTGCGGCTGGTCTGCTCGGTGAGGCGAGCGGATTCGCAAATCGCGCCGAGCTCCTGTTCGGCGGCGCCCCACTGCGGCCCGCCGTCGTCGTCGGTGTATCCGGCGATCGACATGAATTGCCGCATCGCGGCGGCGCTCATGTACCATTTCCATGTTGACATTTTCGGCTCCATCGATAATAGTGAAATCAGCTGGGCCCCATTAAAGCTAGGACAATGCCATTGTGTTGCATTGCCATCCCAGCCCTTTTCCCCGCCCGGCATCATTGCCGGGCGGGGCTCCATTGAATCAGGCCTTTCTCATCCGCTCCGCGATCAGCGGGAACGCCAGTTCTCGCAGCTGCTCTTCGGCCTGCTCGAGGGTTTCGACCGAAAGTTCATCCATGTCGATGGGGCCGTACTCGATTTCCACCATGACATTGCATTCTCCCGGATACGCGGCGAATTGGCCAAACGAGCCGCCGCCGTCGTGATGAGCGCCGAGCAGTTCTCCGCGCGGCGTCACGTACAGGCCCGGATCGGAAGTGGCAGCGCGCCAGTCGTGACAGAATCCCTCGCTGGTCGCGATCTCATCATATTCCGCGGAAAAAATGATCATGGAGATCGGGCCGCTACGGTCCTTGAATTTAATATCCGGCGGGAACGAGTTGTCCCAGTGTCCATCCTCGTCGGAGTGCTCGACGGCTCGCCGCTGGAACCGCTCAGGCTCCCGGACGGCGAGGATCCGGGCGTAGTGCCTGATCATCGTGGCCAGGTGATTCTTTCTGACCTCGACCTCGTCGACGATCTCGTTGGCCAGGGCTTCCAGCTCCGCGATGGTGATGCTACGATGTGTCATGACTCTGCTCCTTGTCAGCAGGGTTCGGGCCTCGGGACGTTGCCGCGTCGCCGGGGCCATTTTTTGCGACCGGGCCATTCCCGACCACTACACGAAGTATACTCGTCACGTATATGCGCGTCAAGCATGTGCGAGATGTTTTTTTGTTTTTTTTGGGGGGGAGCCCCGGGTCTCTCTACAGCGCACCGAGCCGAGCGCACCACCGCCGCGCGTCATGCGGGCGTCACGATTCGTGGCACATCACGGCCGGTGCGCTGTTTTTACGTCCACCCCCACCGCCGCATCGTGGAGGCGCAGTCATGAGCGATCGGATGCACACGCCTGGCACAGAAATGTTCAACGGTCGGCGGTGTCGGGTCACTCATCTTGTCGGTCGTGTCGAAAGCACACTCACTGACGAAGGACAAGCCATGCCTGAAACCAAACCGTTCTGGAAAAGCAAGACGATCATGGCCGCGCTCGGCGTGGCGATCGTCGCCGTGGCCCCGCACCTGGGGATCAACCTCACGCAGGCCGAGTCGGCCGAAGCGCAGACGGCCGTGCAGTCGATCCTGCTGGGCATTGGCTCGCTGGTCGTGATCTACGGCCGAGCCAAAGCACGCACGAAAATCACGCTCAAAGACTGAGCTTTCAATCGCCTACTAAACCCCTTTCGAAAGGACTTCGGACATGCGACACCACATCGTCAACACGCTGCTCACGATCACGGCCGTCCTGGCCCTCACGACCACCGGCGGGTGCGCGACCGCTACGGAGGATCGAGGCAGCTGGGGCGACCAGCGCCAGCAGACGCCGCAGCAGATCGGCAACTTCGCCGGCATCGACGCGCCGTCGCCCACGCAGGATGCCGACAGCCAGGACGCGACCGTCGTCGCCCGGGCGCTCGATGCCAAACTCACCGAGCTGCGTGAGGCCCTGGTCATCGCCAGGGAGAACGGCGACACGGGACTCGTCGCCAGCATCACCCAGCAGATCACGCAACTCGAAAACGGCAAGGCGGTGGCCGCCAGCGGCGGACAATTCTTTTTCGTCGGCGGCGACCTGCACGTGACCACCGTGGCCGAGGGCGACAGTTCCGCTGAGAGCCCCGGTGATTCGACGCAGACGCCGACCGGCCCCGAGACGACCGCGGAGGTGCCCGTCAACGTCACACCCGGCAGCGGCGGCTGACAGCCCACAGGTGGGCAGGTGGGTTGCACGGACGCAATGGCCACCATCGCCCGACCGGTTGACGCCGGCCGGGTGGTTTTCGAAAAGCAAGGAACTGACCATGACCTGCGCAATTTTAATCACATGCCTGGCCGCTTCGGAAGTGCTGCCGATCACGATGGCGTCGGCGAGCATCCTGGGCAACTGCGTGGTCGTCGCGTTTCAGGTCTGGATGAAGCAGAAATTCGACAAGTACGACAAGCTGGAGGAGACGGTCAAGACGCAGGCCGAGGAGGCCATCCGGCAGGAAATCAAGATCGCCGAGCACCGACTGAACACGATCATCGCGCCGCTGGAGGCGACCGTCCAGCAGATCACCAAGCGTCTGAGCCATGGCGATGGCACGTTCGAGGCGCTGACCAAGCGTGATCACGAGCTGGAGCTGAAATTCAACGCCCGCATCGACGATCTGAAGGATTGGATGCGGACCAACTGCGCGTCGAAAGAAGATCTCAAAACGCTGCTGAAACTTGCGAAAGAACACAATGACGCATGAGCAATTCGAACAAGCCCGCCGTACCCGCGACAAGCGCCTGCGCCGCTCGATGCTGGATCTCCTGCACGCCGCACGTGGCGGCGAGCATGCGACCAGCGGCGCCACGCTGCACGAGCTCGCCGGCTACGGCCGCCCCGCGGCGGACGGACCCGAGGACGAACCGCACACGCTGCGCCTGCTGCGCGACCTGGTCGTCGGCGGGTACGCGATCGAGAAAGACACACGCACACACAAGCATCAACGTTTTTCGATGTCGCACATGGAATATGAGATCACGGCCAAGGGCGTGCAGCTCATCGAAGAGGCGATCGACGTGGACCCCCTGATCGCGGATCAACGCATCGCATGAACACACAGACGAACACCACTGCGAAGATGCCTGGGAAGATCGACATGGTCATCGAGACCGTCGACAGCTTCGCCACGGACAAAAGTCGCTCGACGGTCGTCGGGATCGACAAGCCGCTGCAGATCGACCTCGGCTTGATCTTGATCGATCCGGAGCGTCCGATCGGGGACGGTCTGCAGTTTCTCAACGATGAGATCGGCGAGGGGCATATTTCGCAAAGCGCGTTCTATCGATTCGCCACGGAGTTCCGCGATCGCTACGAGCGGATTGTCGCCAGGTACCGCAGCCAGGCCCTGCGCATCGCTGAGCTGGCGATCGACGAGGCGACGGCCGGCCGCCAGGACAACATGGCCACGGTGCTCAAGACGCAGCTGCTGCGCCTGGCGTCGGAGAAGGCGGTCACCGCCGACGACCTGGGCGCGTTCCAGGGCAAGCAGCTCAGCTCGGTGATCAGCCTGATCGACGGGCACACGCGGGCGCTGATGAGCGCCAAGGAGTTCGAGCTCAAAGTCGAAGAACACGAACGCAAAGCGGAGAAGCTCGAAGCCGACATCGAACGGATCAAGGCCGACGCAGCGGCCAAACGCACGCGCATCAACGAGCAGTTGAAAGCTCTCCAAAAGCAGGTGGACCAAGTCGAGTCCGCCGCCCAGCGTGGCCATCAGGTCGACCCCGAACTCATCCGCTCGATCCGAGATCAACTGGTCAGCATGGAGGGTGTTGCGTGATGGTCGCGAACGTCGGAAAGATCGATATTCGCCTGGACCTTTCGCAGCGACGGTGGCTTGCCGATTCCTCGGCGGTCAAGCTGGCCATCTGGCATCGCCAGAAAGGCAAGGACTTCACCACTGCCGGCGACGCGGTGCTCGACGCGGCTGAGCGCGGTACCAGCTGGTACATCATCTCGCTGACCCAGCGGCAGGCCAATGAGACGTTTGACAAGTGTCTGTTTTGGAGCCGGTACCTCGCCCAGGAGCTGCGCGACAAGATGCGCGTCGAAGATGGCGAGGAATACCAGGAGTACGACGAAGAGCTTGATCTCTGGTTTACGCATCGCGCCCGCATGCTGTTCCTGCCCAACGGCGGCCGGGTGGTTTCGCTGCCGGGACGCAACCCCGACACGATCGCGGGCTACACCGGCAACATCATCTTCACCGAGCTGGCGTTGTTCCCCCGCGGCGGCTACGAGCATTGGCGTGTGGTCTTCCCGCTTACCACGCGCGGCTACCGCGTCTGCGGGATCACCACGCCACGCGACAAAGACACCAAGGCTTACGAGCTGTTCATCGATGACCAGGTCAGCGTCAACTTCTGCGACATCTACCAGAGCGTCTTCGAGGAAGGCTTCCAGCTCTACGATCAGGACAACAAGCCGTACCCGATGAAAACCCGCGCCGAGCAGGAAGCAGCGCTCGAAGACTTCCGAGGTCGGTACAACGATGAGATCGGCTGGCAGCGCGAATACGAATGCAAGTGGATGGGTGCGCTGCAGAAGCTGCTGACCATGGCGCAGATCATGGCAGCCGTTCAGCGCGGCAAAGGTCGGCCGTTTGATTTTTTGCGCATCGACAACGACGCTGGATGGACGCCGGAGTTTTTCAGTTTCCTCTCCCAACTGGAAGGCCGGCCGGAGCTCGGCTGGGATGTCGCTCGTACCGGCCACTTGTCCAGCCTCTGGATCAACGACGGCCGTCCGGACTTCAAGCGCTTGCGATCGCTGGTGGTGATGAGCAACACGAGCTTTGAGCTGCAGCGTCAGATTATCCGCGCCGCGATGCTGCGGCGACTCAACGGGGCTGGGCATGGACTCCAACGAGACGATGGAAAGCCTGTTCCCCGGCCGGTGGGAAGGCGTCAACTTCGCCGGCGCGCGGAAGGCTGAAGTCGCATCGGCGATCTACACCGCGTTCCGTGACGGCACGCAGACGCTGCCGGAGTCGGCGGAGGTTGGCCGGCAACACCATTACATCGCGCAGGACTTTTACTCGATCCAGCGAGAGGGCGACTTGCTGGACGACACGCCAGGCGCTAAAGCAGCGAAGACGCGTTTGAAGCTGATCGAAGGCCAGAACCCGCTGCTACCCGAGTCACACTGCGACATCGCATACTCCGCCGGCCTGGCGATTCGGGCGGGGCATCGTCATGTCGCCGCAGGCGGTGTACTTCGCTGGTCTGAATTGATGGAGGGATCGGCATGAACATTCTCTCTCGCATCAACCTGGCCATGCGTGTGCTGACTCGCGGCGGCATCGGTGAAGTCGTCGAGCATTTTCGGCGTGCCGGCAAGCTCGGCGATTCCGCTCGCATCGACGACCCATACCAGCACGTGGTGGCGGTCTTCGCGTGCGTGAACACCATCGCGTCACGTCTTGCCTCCATGCCGTTTTGCGTTTCCACGCAAGACGATCGCATCATCGAGACCGGGCCCATCGCCGACCTGCTCGATTCGCCGAACGCCTCGATGAGCATTGAAGAGTGGTGGTTCCAGACGGTCGGTTGGTATTTGCTCTCCGGCCGCGTGCACTGGGTGTTCGAGTCACGGGTGCGACGGCGCCCGCTGTCGGCGGTCCCGGTCGGTGCCCCGCAAATGAGGCCGATCACTGATGGCATGCAGCGTGGCACCGGGCAGGTCACCGGCTGGCTGTATCGCCGACCGGGTCAGCGATGGGACCAGGCCGAACCGCTCGACCTGGATCAGGTCTGGACGATTCGCAATCCATCGTTTGACGCCGATCGGCCGGCCAGTGGTCTGTCGCCGGCGGATGTGGTGCGTCGTGCCATCGCGCAGGTGCTCAAGTCGGAGATCGCAAACGAAGCCAGCCTGGATAACGGCGTTGAGCCAGGCGGCGTGTTGATGCACAAGAACGGTGAGGTCAGTGACAGCCAACGCCGCCACCTGCGCGACGAACTGACCGAGCGCCACGCCGGGCCTCGCAATCGCCGCCGGCCATTGTTGCTGTTCGGGGAGTGGGATTGGAAGCAGATCAGCAGCACGTTCAAGGACATGGAGTTTAAGGAGCTCAAGCTGATCAGCCGCGGGGAAATATGCGCCGCGTTCGGTCTGCAGCAGGCGGCGGTGTTCGAGCCGCACAACAGTTCGAACAGCGAGTTTTTCGACAAGGCGATTGAGTCGATGTGGACCGGGACCGTGATTCCCCTGGCCAAGCGACTGGCCGGCGAATTCGATCGGGGCATCTTGCGGTCATTCGAGCAGGACACATCCCTGCGCATGCGATCATCGATGCGTGAGGCGTTGGCCCCGAAACACACGGCGATGATGCTTCGCCGGGCCGGCCGATCCAGGCGTCGGCTCTATGCCTGGTTCGACGCGTCGGCGATCGACGCCGTGAAGGACCTGATGGCCAAGCGCGTCGAAACCGCGAGTCGATACGTGAGCGATCTGTTCGAGACCCCGGCTCATGCCGGGGCACTACTCGACCTTGGTCTGTCTGACAACCCCGCGCAGACGCAGCCGTGGGTGCCGGTGAATAAGATGCCGTTCGATGGTCTGGATCAGCTTGAGCAGCCGGAAGATGAGGACCCCGAGATTCCGGAAGACGATCCGCCGGCCGACCCGCTCGACCGCCAGGCCCTGCCTGATCACATTCGGCGACTGTCCGCGTCGCAGCTTGATCGGATACAGGATTCGTGGTGGCGCAGCTGGCAGGGGCTGCGCCGGCAGCTCGAGCGCAAGATCAGCGGGCACTTTGGCCGGCTGCGTCGTGAGATGCTGGACAATCTCCAGCGACTGGAAATCCGAAGCGTCGTCATTCGGCGTGACCTGGTCGCCGAGATCCTCTTCGACATCGCGCGTGCCAACGAAGACCTGCTGCGGGTCGCCGGTCCGATTCTCAGGGAGGCCTTCCAGTTCGGCGGTGACCAAATCCGCAAGCAGCGTGCCGACGCCGATGGCGTTTCCATCGAGGACATCGAAGCGTTCGACCTCGCCGACCCACAGGTGGTCGATGCGATTCGCTCCCGGACCAATCGAATCAAGGGCATCGACGACACGCTGTTTCGCCGCCTGAGCAGTCGATTGTCCGACATGACCGAGCAGGGCGACACGATCGAGCAGATGCGTGAGATGGTTCGCGAGCAGTTCAACATCGCCAGCAATCGCGCGCGCACGATCGCGCAGACCGAGGTCGGCGCCGCCGTCGAAAAAGCCAACCACCTCGGGCGTCAGCAAGCGGGGGTTCCCGGCAAGTCGTGGATCTCCAGCCGCAAAGCCGCCGCGCGGGCCAACCACCTGTCGGTTGAGCGCACCACGATCAGCGAGCCCATCGGCGTGGACGAACGATTCCGCGTGCCTCCGAGTGACCGCACACCTGGCGGCTCGGCCCTGCATCCGCGCGATGGTTCCCTGCCGGCCGGCGAGGTCGTCAACTGCACATGCACCGTGATCTCCCGCTTCCCCGGCGATGGCGTGCGCGACGCGAACCTGATCAATGCCCTCGTGAAGCGTGGCTGGATGACCTACCCCCAAAAACAATCCCCCGTCAAACCGGAGCCCATGTCATGAAATTTGGAATCATCAACCGGCAGATGCGCGTCAAGCGCGTGGATACCGAGCAGCGATCCGTCGACGCCGTCATGTCCACCGACACGGTCGATCGTTACGGCGAGGTCGTGGACCCCAAAGCGTTCCGCGATTTGCTGCCGCGATTCATGGAAAACCCCGTCCTGCTCGCTGATCACGATCACACCAAGCAGATCGGACACTGGCGCAATGTGCGCGTCACCTCGCGCGGCCTGGAAGGCACGGCGATCTTCGCCGACACCGAGAAAGCCGAAGAGCACTGGAAGCTCTATCGCGACGGGCACCGCAAGGCGTTCAGTGTCGGCTTCATTGCGCATTCCGACACGTTCGAGCAGCGGAAGGTCGAAGGCGAGATGCGGCGCGTCCGCGTGTTCGACAAGGTCGAGCTGGTCGAATGCTCTTCGGTCGCCATCCCGGCCAACACCGATGCGCTGGTGGTGATGGGGTTCGATGGGATGCACCATCGCGGCCGCCGGCTCGGCGCTCGGATTCAAGCACGCCGCGAAGAACTGGACATGACGCAAGAGGAGCTCGGCCGCCGCATCGGTCGCGATACCAGCACTGTGGGACAGATTGAGTCCGGGGAGATCATTCGGCCCCCAGATGAAGTGCTCAGGCGTTTGGCTGACGCGCTTGATCTGTCATTCCGGGGGCTGCAGCAGCTGGCCGACAGCGACCAGGAGAGCCAAGGCGGCCAATCCGGCGACGAAAGCCATGAAAACATGATTCGACGCATCGTTCAACAGGAACTCGAAAATCACAACCGTGAGCTGGAAGGCCAGATGTCGCGATGGATCGCAGACGCCCTCGACCAGGTGGCAGGCCGCGAAGCTCATGACCGGTTGTTTGATCGCCAGGGCGACGACGGCGGCGATCCCACCGTCGATCCGAATGTGGCCAGGCAACTGGCCGACGCCAACAAACTGTTCAACAAAAATCAAGGATGACTGTTATGTCAACGGAACTGAACACGCAAATTAAAGACATCGCGCAGAACGTCACGTCGCTGAAAACCGGCTACGATGAACTGCTCACCAAGCTGGCCGATGACGGCGACCTGATCAAGGCGCCGGAACAGATACAGGAGCTCGAAAAACAGTTCGACGACCTGGCCAAGGACATCGACGCCAAGATCGCCAAGGTGCATCGCACCAGCTACAACGACAACGGGCAGTATCGCGGTCACTTCGACAACGAAGACCAGGCCCGCGCCTTCGGCGCTCTGTTCGTGAGCCGCATGGTCGGCAAGAACATCCCCGGCGCCGAGGCGTTCGCCAAACGCTGCGGCGAGATCGTCGAAAAGGACTACCCCGACATCCACAAGCGGGCGATGGACTCTGTGTCCGACGGCTCGCTGCTGATGCCGGAGTTCTCCAGCCGCCTGATTCGCCTGGTCGAACAGTTCGGCGTGTACGAGGCCGAAGCGTTCGCCATGCCCATGGGCGGCGAATCGCTCACGTTCATGCGCCGCACCGGCGGCATGACCGTCTACGTCGTCGGCGAGGGCTCCGCCCCGACGCAGTCGGATCCGTCCTACGGCAACGTCACCCTGGTGCCGAAGGAACTGGCCACCCTGACCTACATCCCCCTCACGCTGGAGGAAGACGCCCTGCCTGCGATCGGCGAGCTGGTCGCCCAGGAAATCGCCCAGGCGTTCGCCGAGGCCGGCGATGACGACGGGTTCAACGGCGACGGGTCGTCGACCTACCACGGCTTCACCGGCGTGATCCCCAAGTTGATCGACATCAACGGCGTCGACGACGGCGGCGGACTGACGCTGGGCTCCGGCAACGCCTGGTCGGAGCTGACCCAGGCCGATCACGACAAGCTGATGGGCGGCCTCCCCACCTACGTGTCCAATCCGAAGTACTACTGCTCGCGGCCGTACTTCGCGCAGGTTCTGGTCAAGCTCATGCACTCGGCCGGTGGCGTGACCGCCGGCGAAATCGAGGGCCGGCGCCAGCTGATGTTCAACGGCGACCCGGTGCGCATCGTGCAGAAGATGGCCAAGACCGAGGCCAACAGCCAGATCCCGCTGCTGTACGGCGACCTGCGGCTCAGCTCGACGGTCGGCCAGCGCCGTCAGCTCTCGGTCGACGCCGACCGCAGCTACAAGTTCGCCGAGCGACAGGTGACCGTGCTCGGCTACCGCCGCATCGCGATCAACAACCACGACCTCGGCACGGCCGACGCCGCCGGTCCGGTCACCGGTCTGATCACGGCGGCGTCGTAATAGCACCCTGACCGCCGGCGGGAATCAGCCCGCCGGCGTTTCCACCATCACACGGAGACTCACATGAATCTGCTGAACAAAACCAAACCCAAGATCGCGATCAGCCCCGCGCTGGTCGACAACGGCGCCTTCACGGCCAACGTGCTCGACAAGCAGGATTTCGACAACGCGCTCGGCGTCCTGTTCTATATCGTCACCGGCACGATGGACGCCGCCCTTTCGGCGCTCAAGGCGCAGCAGTCGGACACCAAGACCGACGACACGACGCTGGGCGGAACGCCGACCGATGTACACGACGTGACCGCCAAACCGGCGGCCACGGATGACGACGAGATCGTCGAGCTGTACATCCCGATGAGCCAATGGACCGACCGCTACCTGCAACTGCAGGCGACCGCCGCGGACGGCACCACCGGCGTCAACCTCTGCGTCCTGGCGGTGGCCGACTTGGCCGGCGAACTCGAGCCGACCGCCGCGTCGCACGGCGTGGAAGCCATCGAGATCGCCTGATCCGTCACGACGGCTGTTCAACATGCCGCACCCCGCGGGGTGCGGTTTTTGAACCGCCTTCAAAGGGACTTCATATGGCCAAGAGACGCGCAAAAAAAAAGACGCCACGCAGCAAAACCAAAAACGGCAAGCCGATGCTGATCGAGATCAGACGCCACATCGCCGGGCCGATTCGACGCGCCCCCGGCGATCCTCTCTGGCTGACATCCGATCGGATCCGCCAGCAGGGGCTCAAGAACAAGGAGGACTTTCGAGTCATCAGAACATGAACGACCGCGCCGACGACAAACAGCAAAAGGCACGCGACCCGCGCGACCGTCCCAAGCAGCGTGAGCTGCCGATCAACGATCGCAGCATGAAACGCCAAGACATCGAAACCCATTAACGGAGATCCCCCGATGCCCGGCAAATTCAAAGACGACGATCAAGTCAGGACCACCGAGCCGTACGGCGGACACCCGCCGCGCGAGGTGATGAGCTACCAGTACGCCAAGCGCCTGCGGTTCCCCGACCGCGTGCTGGAGCTGGCCCGCCAGCCAGCCAAACCCGACCCCCAAGCCGAACAGTCCGCCGACTGAATGATGGAGCCCGCGGATGCCCGCTCTCGCCAAACTCGCTGATTTCAAGTCCCTGCTCGGATGGTCCGGCATCGACAACGATGCCCTGGCGATCCAGATGCTCGAGCGCGCCTCGTCGATCGCCGAATCGCTCGTCGGCGTCGGCGATGGCCAGCTGCGCCGCGAGCAGGGAATCGTCGAGTTCCCCAGCCAGATGACCCACGAGAGCCAGCAGCTGGTCGCCCTGTCGCATCGGCCGATCGAATCCGTCGAGTCCGTCAAGCAGCTCTACGCAGCCGGCAGCGATGCTGACTTCGAAGCGGAGACGGCCCTGGTCGAGTTCGAGGATTACATCATCCATTCGCAGACGAGCGCCACGCTGCGCAGGATCAACGGCTGGTGGCACCTCGGGCCGCGCAGCCTGCGCATCGTGACGACGGCCGGCTACGTCGACCCCTCGCGCATCGAGGTGACGCTCACCGGGGCCACATGGACGACGGCGACGAAGACGCTCACCGAGACCGGGGCGTTCGCCAATTACAGCCACACCGCCGGCGACGTGATCGTGATCACCGCCGGCACGGGCGCCACGCTCGGCCAGTACCGTGTCGCCTCGCGCGTCGACGCTGACTCGATCACGCTGAGCGAATCACTGGCCGGCTCCGATCTGGTCGACGGAGACATCACCAGCGGCTACAGCGGCATGCTGATCCCGCCGGGCAACCTGCAGCACGGCGTGCTGCTGGAAGCCCAGCGGCTGTGGCAGACCAAGGACACCGCCGGCGTGAGCGATGTCAGTCTTGGCCAGGGCGGCGGGATCGACCCCGTCGCCGAGACGCACCCGACGCTGATCGACGCCGCCAGCCGGCTGCGGAGGTTATCGCTGTGAGCATCGAGATCCGCACCAGCCTGACCCGCGAATCCGAGCGTGTGATCCAGGACAACGCGCAGCGGCCGTCGCGCGTCCTGCGCGAGCTGAAGAAAGCGATCGGCCGGGCTGGCGGCGAGATCGAAGGGCACCTGGTCAACACCCAGCTGCGCGGCGGCGATGTCAGCAAGAAGCGCGGCGGGGATCTGCCTCTGGCTGTACGCTCGGGCTCGCTGCTGCAATCGACCTTCTCGCGGGTCGTGCCGGGCAAGCTGAGCTTCGAGGTCGGAGCCGGCAAAGGCACGGCCGCACGATACGCGCAGACCCTGCTCAGCGGCGGCGTGACGACCATCACGCCGAAGAACGCCAACCACCTGTGGATCCCGATCGCCGACAACGTGACCAAGAGCGGCCAGACGCGCATGAGCCCGCGCGAGGCGATGTCCAAGACTTCGCCCACCGGCAAGCGCCTGCTGCGGATATTCAAATCCAAAAAAGGCAACATGGTCGCGGTGCTGCCGGAAGCACGCCAGGCGTCGCGGCTTTCGGATCGCGAGTCGGTCTTCGCCCCGACCGGCGGCCGTTTCAAGCGCGGCAAAAAGAAGGGGCTCGACAAAGGCAAGCTGTTGTTCGTGCTCAAGGACAGCGTGCAGATCAGAGGCACCGACGGCCTGCGCATCGCCGTCGAAGAGCGGCTGGGCCGGGTGCGTGAGCTGCTAGAGCAGGGACTGCTCCGCGGCCTGGAGGGCTCAACCTGATGGCCACGATCAACGCAATCATCAACGCCGTGAAGTCGCACATCGTCGCCGGCGACGTCGGGCTCGACGCCGACGATGTGATCATCGGCCGCGTCGACCTCACACGCATGCGCGGCAGCATGGCCCTGTGGCTGGTCGAGGTGCAGACCGACGATCAGCTCGTGGAGGAAGACAAACGCTCGACGATCCAGCTCGTCACGATGTTCGTGCTCAAGGTCGACGGCGGGTCAAGCAAAGGCGACATCGAACAACTGCGCGATGCCTACGACGCGGTGCACGCCAGGCTCGAAGGCCTGGAGGTCAAGGGCCCGGCCGGCGCTCGCGGCTTCGCGCAGACGGATTCGCAGACACCGCTCGGCCTCGACGACAAGGACGCGATCGTCGGCATGATCTGCGGCTGGGAAATCACACGGGACCGAACACGCGCCACCACCGGCGAATAAACACGGAGCATCAACATGGCCGACAAGACAAACGTACGACTGAAAAACATCCTCAGCTACACCCACGGAGCCGATCGATACAAGGGCATCGACTCCGGGTCGATCAGCATCACCAAAGGCCGGCTGGTCGCCAAGAAAGACGAGGGTGAGTTCTACCCCACCGGCAGCAACCGGCTGGGCATGGCCGACTTCCCGGTGACGATCACCGTGCAGGCCGAGAGTTACGAGTACGCGCTGAACCTGCTGAACGCCGCCAAGGCCGACGCCGTGCTCGTGGCCGAGGGCGATGACGGCAGTAACTACGACATCACCATCACCGATCTGGAATACGACACGACGCAGGAGAACCTGCAGCGTGACGAGCACGGCACGTTTTCGATCACCGGCAAGGCGCACGCCGACGCGGCATCGCCGACCGTCCTGCCGATCACCATCGCCGCCGCCTGATAAGACACCATGGCCAACAAGCCGATCAAACAACGCGTCGACGTCGAAGGCAACGCCGTGGAGAACCTCAAGAAGGTCTCCGCGGAGGAGAAGAAACTTGCGCGCGAGGTCAAGGACACCGGCAAGGCGTCGAAGGATGCGAGCCGGGATCACGACGAGGCCGGCATGTCTCTTGACAGGATGCGAGAAAGCGCTCGCGGCCTGATCAGCACGTTCGTGGGTGCGGCGGGTCTCCAGCAGGCGATCCAGGCCATTCGCTCCGAAATGCAAGCATTTGTCCAGGACACCGAGGCGGTGGTCGAGGCCAGCTTGAACCTTCAGTTCCTGGATCAGGAGTTCGACCCCCAGCAGCGTGAGTTTGTAGGCAAGGCAGCGGCATTCGCAGGTCGATCGGTCACGGAAACCGCTCGGGCATTCGGCGAGCTGCGCAGCCGCCTGCCTCAGCTCGACAAACAGCAGCAGCAGCAGTTGTTTCTGCAGGTAGCCGAAAGCGGTCTAACGACTGAGGCGCCATTGCAATCGCTGGTGAATGCGTTCGCGACCATCCAGCAGTTTGAAAAGGACCCGCAGAAAGCCCAGAACATTCTGCGGGAGGCGATCAACCAGGCCGGCGTTTCTGATCCGGGCAAACTCTCGCCGCTGTTTGCGAAATTCCTCGGCGTCGGCACCGGCCTGGGCGGGCTCGATGCAGGCGAGGCCGCCGGTGTCGCTGCCGCAGCGACTGGACTCGGGCTCAACCCGGAAGAGGCCATCACCGGTATCAAGAACGTCACGCTTTCGCTGCGAGGCAAGGGCACGCCGGCGGGCCGGGGGATCCTCGACGCAGCGGGCATCGCTCAAGACGCTCCGCTGCTGCAGCAGCTCCAATCCTTGTCCGCTGCGGTTCAGTCAGGACAGATCACCGAAGCGCAACTCGAAGAGATTGGCGGCCGCGAGGCGGTCGGTGTGTTTTCCAGCCTGGTTGATCCACAGCAACTAAAAGACTTTTTGGCGAAGGTGCGATCAGTCGACGCGGCGCAGGACACCGACCGAGACCTCACCGCCGAGGTGATCCAGAACCAGGTGAAAGATGATGAACGACTGAGGTTGTCGATCAACCTGCGGCAGGAACGAGCTCGGCTGGAGGCGGCGCGTGCAACGAGCGAAAGATCCCTCGATGCCATGCGATCAGAACTGGGCAAAGTCACATTCGAGCGAGCTCAGTTCGAGGAGGGGGTCGGCACGATCGGCAGAGGGGCATCGGGCTTTGTGTTTGATACTGCAACATTCCTGGGTTTCGACCCAATCACAGCTTCACGTTTGGGTGAATTTGGAACAAGCCCGGCGACGGAAGCTGTCGAGCAGAACATTCAGCGGTCCGGCACCGGCAACTTGATTATCAATTACGGTCGAATCAACCAGGGTCAGGAATACAACACCGTCAACCCGGACGGCACGACCCATCAGACCGAATCGACGGGGAGGTCTGATCTGCCATGACGGTTTACGCGATCGATGGAACGCCGCCGAGCACACGCACCGACATCGAGCACACGCCGGTGCCCGGTGAGCCGCAGTCGCGGCGCGAGGACCAGTTCCCCGACATCGCCGAGCGGATCGTATTCAGCGGCCCGCTGATGCCGCCGGACTTCCAGATCGTCTCCTGGATCGAGGCGACGGCGGCGACCGGACCGCAGGCGATCGCGGCCCTGCTCAATGCCGAGCTCGCCTTCGCGGCGTTTCGCGGCGACGACAGCGTGCACACCATCACGCTGTACGACAACACCTATGCCGACTGCGAGCTGGTCGCCTTCAATCCGGTCGGCCCGATGGTGACGATCGCCACGGATTCCGATGTGAAAGTCGGCCGCCGCTGGCGGTGGGCCTGGAGGCAGCTGTCACGATGACGACGCAGAAGGTGACATCGCGAATCATCCGACCGGTCACGCACCGCGTGTACGCGCGGCGCCGCAAGGTCTACGGCATGCTGCCTTACGACGGCAACTTCGACGGCTGGGTCATCGAGCCGCGCCTGCGGTGTGAGTGGGTCAATCACGAAACCGGCGCCGCCGGGCCCAAGGCGATGTTCACCTTCGTGCCGCTCGACGCGTCGGAAAAATCAGTCGAGAAGATGCTGGCTTACTTCTCGACCGACGATCACGTGAAGGTCGTCGTCGATCCGCTGGACGACGACGGCTTTTCCCCTTACGACCCGCTGTCCGATGGCGAGCAGGGCTTCATTGTGTTCGAGGGGCTGCTGCGGCGGCCGCTGCCGACGCTGCAGTCCAGGGCCGACGGCGTCGTGCAGGCCCTGGAACTGACCGCCTGGGCGATGCCCCGCCTGGACAACGGCTTCAAGATGGTGCGCGGGCGATCGATCAAAGTCGAAGAAGAAATCTTCGGCATCGAGACACCCGACCTGCCGGCGGTGTTCAACTTCGGCGGCCGGCCGAACATGGCCAGAGACAAGACGATCACCGCCCAGGCGGTGGCGCAGACGGTGACGCTCACGGCGCCGACCTGGACGCACGATGACGACCCGAGCGGCGCGGCGTGGACCGTGCGCGAGGCGCTGCTGTGGATCCTGGTCAACCTGATCTACGGCGCCGAGGAGACCGGCCGGCAGCCTCGCAACCTCGACATCTACCAGTCGTCGGCGGAGGCACTGCTCGAAGACAGCACGACCGCCGCGCGGGCCGATCGCTTCAAGGGCCTCGACGACATCCTGCCCGAAGTCAACATCCAGGGGCTGGGATGCCTCGAAGCCTTCGAGACGGTCTGTGATGCGGCGGGGTTCGACATGGTGATCGAGACGATCGACACGGTCGGCTTCGAGTTGAATCTGGATCGTCGCCACGTGCTGGGCATCTGGCGTCGCAACACCGGCCGGCTGCAATCATTCGACCTGGCCGCCGGCGGCAGCACCTACGACGACGTCGAGAAGCTGATGCAGAGAAACAACGTGCCGCGCTTCCAGGCGACCTTCGACGCCGAGGATATCGTCAACCACGTCAGCGTGGCGGCCAACAGCTACATCGAGGCGACGTTCCCGATCAAGCCGATGTGGTCGCCTGACGAAATCGACGACGCGGAGATCGACAAGGCCCTGCAGACCACGACCAAGGAAAAAAAAGAAGGCGACGGCTACCACGCCAAGCACGTGGTCGGCGGCGTGCTCTACAAGAAGCACGGCCACGTCGGCCGCGTGTGGGGAATCGACTGCGTCGGCGGCTTCGATGGCTACGAGACCGGCGATGCAGAATACGCGCATGATGAGGACGGCTTCGACTTCGTCGTCGAGCTCGATCTGAACAACGCCGACAACGCGATCAAGAAGCGTCGCGTCGACGCCGGCATCACCAATGCGATCGCCTGGACCAAGCGCCAGCGCCAGCCGCTGCCGCTGATCAGCCCCGAGGCGCGTCGCCACGGCATCCAGTACGCGCTGGAAGTCAGCGAGGACGGCGGCGCCGAATGGCAGATCTACCCGCGCAAATTCAAAACGCTCCGCGACCTGTTCGCGATCCAGATCGAGGGCATCGACAACCTCGCCAGCTACAACATGCAGGTCGCCCTTGGCAACAGCACGTCCATCGACGTGGATAAAAGCTGGTGGAAGCTGATCAAGGACAAGTCGCTGCGCATGCGTCTGACCTGCGTGGTGATCGCCGATCACGCCAACCGAGCCGAAGCCCGCCGCCAGCCGACCAGCGCATCGATCTACCCGCGCCAGCAATGGATGAGCGTCCCGGTCGAGGAGTACTGGATCCAGCCGGACACGCCGTTTAACGACGCCAACGAACTCGGCACGCTCACCTGGAAGCGCATCGCCGGCGTGGCCGTCGAAGGCAGCGACGAGTTGAAAACCAGCGCCAGCGTCCAGGAGCTGGCCGACCGCCGGCGGGATCTGCTGGAGGACGTGCGTGTCTCGGTGACCGCCAGCACGCCGATCATGGATTTCAAACGCTACCAGATCGGCAACCGGATCTCCGGGCTCAGAGGCCGGGATATTTCATTCGCGTCCAACGTCGGGCCGCTGAAGACCTACCCGTCGATCGTCGCGATCAAGTACATCCTCGGCCGGGCCGAGAGCCAGGCGATCGAGGTGTCGCTCGAAGACCAGCGCATGGCGGGGGTGCGCTGATGGCTGATATCAATGTCAAAGTCCCGATCGATCTGGATTGGCTGCCGACCGATCTGCTGGAGCTTTTCGTCGGCGATGAGAATGTGGCCGACCTGGCGGCGTCGGATCCGGCCGGCGGCGAGCGGGTCTCGGATCGGCCGCCCTGGGAAGGATCGCTCCGCGGCGGGCTGGGCATGGACCCGCTCGGCACGGTCGAGCTCGGATTCACCGCGACCGGCCACGGCCTGGGCGACGGCGAGCTGGGCTATGGGGCCCTGGGCGTCAACGACATGCCCCGCGCCGTCCTGGAGCACGCCTACGACCCGACTGACATCTGCGGCGTGCTCGCCCTGGGCGTGAAGGTCGCGGACGAACACGACAACCGCAGCAGCGTCAGCGAGACGCTGGTCGGCCTCAGCGATCGCCCGAAGGGCGCCCGCGGCCTGACACTCGCGTCGACCGGCAACACCCACGAAGCCCGGCTTTCTTGGACGCAATCACCGGGCGTTTAACAAGCATTCGAAAGGCCCTCACATGGCTGTCAAAGACACGCCGACAACACAGTTCCCCACGCCCGAATCCTCGCGGTTCGATAAGACCGGCGCCCTGGTGCCCGGCTCGGGCAAACAGCCCTGGTACGACTGGCTGATCCAGACGCTGCTGCACGTGGATGTCACGGCGGCATCGTTCTTCCAGGTCCGCAAGGATGACGCAGACGATGTGACCGTGCGCGTCATGCCGGGCCGCCTCACGCTCGACGGCACGGTGCTCGTTTACGCCGGGGGCACCGTCGACCTCTCTGACGAAAACAACGACACCGCCTACATCTGGCTCTACAACGATGGCGGCACCGCGAAGATCGGGCACGGCAGCGATGCGGCCGGCTGGCCGTCGACGCGGCACATCAAGCTCGCCGAGGTCACCCTCGCCGCTGGCAGCTTCGCCGAGTCCGACATCGTCGATCGCCGCCCGGAGTCGATCATCCAGGACAATCAGGCGGCGGCCGTCACCGACATCGCCTCGCCAGGCTCGGCGACCGCCGAAGACTGTGCCAACAAAATCAACGAACTGATGCAGAACCTGCGCGACGCGGGGCTGCTGGCCACCAGCTAACGGAGTAGCACCATGCCGCTGCACAATCAATCTGAATACGACATTCTCAACAGCATCTTCATCGCCGGCTCGTCGATCTTCGGGTCGACGTTCCACGTCGCCCTCTCGAAAGCCGCGCCCGGCGACGATGGCCTGGCGTTCGACGAACCGCTCGAAGCGTCCGGCTACGGCCGCGTGCAGAACGATGCGGGGTCGGGCAACTGGAACGAGCCGGCGAAGGACGGGTCGGTCCACAAAGTCACCAACAAGAACGAGCTGAGCTTTGGCACGGCCTCGGCTGACTGGGGAACGATCAGCCACTTCGCGATCTTTGACCGCGACATCGCCACGCACGCCGTGGCGGCGGTGAACACCGGTTCGGCGGGCGCGGCATCGTTCGAGGTGGCTACCGACATCACCGGGCAGCTTACGGCCGGCGATCTGATCCGCGTGCGCGACAGCACCGGCAACGACGGTGTGTACACGATCCGCAGCGGCTCATCGTTCAGCTCGCCGAACACGACCATCAACGTCGAAGAGGCGATCAGCGACGGCACGGTCGACGGCAATCTGGATCTGCTCGGCCTGATGATCGTCAGCGGGGCCTGGGATGCGTCCAAGGCCGTTCAGAACGGCGACCCGGCCATGGCCCCCGCCGGCTCGATGGAAGTGACCTCCAACTAAACCCGGAAGCAGGTTAATCATGGGTGTACAGCAACTGGACATCGCACCGGACAACAGCAGCGACGCGGCGTTTCGCGCGTGGGGCGAGGCGATCAGCGATGCAATCGCGGCGCTGGGCTGGGTTCAGACGGCGGACACGGGGCAGATCGACTGGTCGACGGTGACGCGCGGCGAGCCGGCCGGATACGAAATCTGGAAGACCGCCGACGCCGGCACGACCTGGTATCTGCGCCTTGAGTACGGCGGGGAT